ATCTCGGTCGTCGTGCGGAACTTGCTCATAGGGCACCTTGAACATCTCTGACGCTAACGCACAATGCGCATCATATGTTCCAGGATGCAAGCGTGCATTCTCGAATTGCTCCAACCACTTAGGTATGTGTGCCAGTGCAGCCACAATCCGTGCCTCGATCTGAGACATGTCATAGTAGCTGAACTCCCAACCAGCCGGTGCGACAAACATGTTCTTGGCTTGTTCTGGTATGTTCTGCATGTTCAGTCCACTACCCCAAGATGTCTGGCTGCTGCTCAACCGCCCAGGTGCAGAGGCTACTCCTGTTTGCTTGTAGGCACAGCGCCATCTACCGTCGTCGTCGGCTGTTGCGTTGATGTAGGTAGAGACGAATTTGGACTGGGATAGGTAGTCATCAATGGCTTCGATAAGGCTGCGAGCGTCTGGCCTTGTTCTTGGATGTTTCTTAATACGCTCTCGATTTTCTTTATCTGTACTTGTTCCTCGTCCGACCAAGCCAAGGTCGTTAAAGAAGAGTTTAGCAAGCTGTTGATGACTTCGTGGATTAAACTCATAGCTGTCATCGCCAAGTGCCTCACGTGCCTTGCTTTGGCATAGTTCATTTGCTTCAACGAGTCCTCGCTCAAGTCGTTCACTGAGTTCGGATTTGAGTCGCTCATCTACTTGCACTCCATTGATCGTCATCTCTACGAGTTCAGGTTGCAGACGCATCACATGGTTGTGGAACTGCTCATGCTGGCCACTAGCCAACAACTCCTGCTCCATCTTCTCAGCAGCTATACGTGTGATACAACAGTCCTTGACATTGTATTCCCAGAAGGCGTCAATATCACCTTCTTCTTTCCACAACTTGCCTTCGTCCTTGTAATGGGGATGGTCTGTATACTGAGCCGTGATGAAGCCCAGATCGTGCGGTAAGCCGGGATAGAGGAAATGATGTGCCAACATCGTGTCGAACCAATGGTGGTCCACGCGGATACGATCCTTGAACCAGAGCCATGTCGCGTCGTAGTGACCATTCTGCGTGATGAACTTACGCGAGGGATCACCAAGCAAGCCTTGTATGGCAAGACGAAGTTCACGTTCTTCATGCGGCGCGTAATGATTCTCTCCTTGAGAGCGGAAATTAATGCACACTCCTTCTGTGTTGGTAGCTGCAAAGCCAACACATGCAGTCTCGCCAGCCATTGTCTCAATGTCGTATGCAATGGGCGCGGTCTGACAGCCCAACCACCGCAGTGTGTCCATGGCTTCGCTGAATGTGGGATTGATAAGGTAGTCGATACGTGGGACATGGAACGTGCCTTCGCGGAGACGTTGCAGCTTACCCAGGTCCATGCGGAACACCACTTCCATCCGGGGTTCTCGCATAACATGTGCAGGATTGAAGGTGCACACTACCTGTATAACCCGGCCTGAGATTACTAAAGGGAACACGCTGCCTCGTTTGTCGGTTATACCAGTAACCCCGACCAGAGCCTCCAGTGCATAGTTGCCAAGTGCAACCACATATTTCAAGTTCGGTAGACGACTTAGTTCCTCCTGTAGTATATGTTGCCATATCGTGCGCTCCTGTTTGGGAATGGTTTGCTTCTCTTTGCGCGACGCAAGTTCATGGCCGATGGCACTGCTGATCAGCTTACGCTTGATCACATTGGTGATGTATACATCATTGCGGCCCAGCTTGTTCTTGCGCAGTATGTCCCACAGATACTTACCGCTACCACCGATGAGTGGCATACGCTGCTGCACTTCACGATCACCGGGTGCCTCAGCCACGATAGCGATCTCGCTGCTAAGTTTGCCACCGCATCCGCAATCGAAATCGAATCCAGCACCAAGACATAGCGCACGCAGTTCTGTGTTGGCTTCGGCTATGGACTTGAATGGTTCAAGCATCATGGCTTCTATCCCACATACTTGGTTGACTTGCTCAACGACATCATGTCAGTGAACACAGTGCAGTGCTCACGTGCCCGTGTCACAGCCGTGTAGAAATTCCTACGTGATTGTCCCCAGATCGTGGCCTTGTTAATCACATACGCGACATGCTTATACTCACTGCCTTGGCACTTGTGTGTCGTCAACACATAGGCATGGTCGATGTTACGACGTGGGTCCTGTTCAACAGCACGACCATCCGCATATACCTGCACGATGATCGGTGGTATGATCACGCTACGATCACCGAAGTCGATCTCGATACTGCCTTCCTCGTAGTTGATGTTGATCACCTTGCCTACTTCACCATTGAAGGCATAGCTGAAACCATCACCCATGTCATATGTGTTAGCGGTATACACCACCTTGCTGCCTACCTGCACACGGATAGGTGGCTGTGCTACGTTGCCTACACGATAGCGTGGCAACTCAATGAATGGACGTGCACGATCCCAGAACATGGACTGCAGCACGATGTTCAACTTCTGTGTGCCTATCCAACTCTTGTTCATACACGTGATGATCTGATGTTCGTTGTCGCTATAGTCATGGTCATCGTTCAGTGATGCCTCGACAAACTCCTGTATGGCACGCACGGGATTGTCGGTTTGCTTCAGTGCGAAGTCATTAGCTGCGCGTGGCATCCTACCCTGTAGGATCAGTGCACCATTGTTCGCAATGCCACTGCCTTCATCCTGTCGGTGGTTTGTATTCAACACAATGCCACCAAACTTATCCAGTGCAGCCATGAATGCAGATGGTTGATCGTTCAACCGTTTGTCTTCTTCAATCGGCTTCAACTGGTTCACGTCACCGAATACACACAGCCGTGCACCACTCTTCAGTGCATTGATCAGTGAGCGGTGGATGTCCTGGTTCACCATGGCATACTCATCACAGAGGATGGTGTCGTATGGTAATGGCCTAGCACGATCGAACTTCGGACCAGTGCTGACTTGCACAGTCTTGCGTTCACCTGTCTTCTCGTCATCCACCTCCAGGTCTACTGGCATACCGAAGCCGAGCATACGGTGGTTGGTCATGGCATCGAGACCAGTGATCTCGCGGATACGCTTAGCGGCTTTGCCTGTAGGTGCACTGGTCTGCACACTGTAGCCCATCTCACTCAATCGATCCGATACCTCACGGATGATCAGTGTCTTACCAGTTCCCGCTCTGCCTGTTACAGCGACGATGCGCTTAGTTATATCACAGCAAACATCAATAGCCTTCTGCTGCATGTCGTCGAACACGACTGCATTGGTTGCGTCCATCTTGTGCATTCCTTGTATACCAAACCTTGGAGAAGAAGGCGCACCGCTACATGGTAGCGATGCGCTTATTCTTTACTCAGCAGCAGCCTTCATCGGCGTGCCAGGACGTGACACGGGAACGACGCCACGCAAGTAGAATGCGTGTGGATAGTCCTCGTTATCCATGATCTCCATGATGGCTTCGGCATTACGCTCCACCTTCACAAGACGGATACGTGACTTGTCGAACTGCGTCGGCTCACCATTCTCATCCAACACCTGGATGACAAAGAACGCGGGCTTAGCCACGCTCGCACTGCGTTTGCGCTTACGCTTGGCAGGGGCTTCGGTTGTCTCAGACATGATACTCTCCTGTTGGTTTGGTAACATACCAAGTATAGGACATGTGGTCACACAGTGCAAGCCATGTGACCACACTTATGCACAACTTATGGAGCGAGGATACGTGAAATCTGCACACTCGGTTCGTCACGGAACTGGTTCGGTGGCTGATGTGTCAGGTCAACCATCGCGGTCAATCCAATGAGCGAGTTGAGATCAACGGTGCGACCAAGCGGACCGCCTACCTTCTCCAAGAACACACGCCAGCGGTGCTTGTTCTGCGGTGTGTCCTCTGTGCGCAGGAAGTTGTAGTAAACAATGACACCATCGGGATCACCATCAGTGAAGTCGGCAGGATAGGACTCCGCATTGATACGGAATACAATCTGTGCATACTCACCAGCATTACCCTGCTTCTTAATCGCACCGATAATCTCAGCGGGATACGGACCTACGGGAAGCAGCGGTGGTGGCGGTGCATTGGTGATGTCATCGCTGAATGACAGAATGCTTTCAGACATTTGGGCTTGCCCTCCTTGGGCAGATGTACTACATATGAGAGATCAAACACGCCTCATGCGAGTCATGTTCGGTTGGTTTGTCTTGTTCACACTTGTGCAACTATTAGGCTGCTGTGCAAACGGCAGCCTACTTTTTTACTACTCCCTTGTTAGTGGTTACACGAACAGGTAATGGTAACTTCTTACCGCCTCCTGCCTGCCATGCTCTATACCAGTCGGCTATACCTTCACCTTCACCAGTATCAGCATCATAATGCCATACGAACTCTGGATGAGTAGACACAAACATGCGTGTCTTCATTGGTGTCCAGAACCTACAAGTTCGCACGGCTATCCTACGTTCAGTGCCGATGTCTTCGAGATGCCATATCTCGTTGAAGCGCAAACCAACTTGGTTGGCTACGCTGTTAGACAACGCCATCTTCACTGAACTAACTACACCATTAGGCAACTGTGTCTCTGGTCCCTCATGTGTGATGAGGATCAGATGACGTTTGTGTTGTGCACACATACGCATGAGTGCAACCGTGACACGCAGCAACGATTGGTTACGAAAGGCCCAACCATTCTGTCCTGGTTGCTCAAACGTGCTGGTTCCTCCTGCTCTTGTAACAGCCTCAGCTAGTGCAACATGTGCCAGCACAGTCATACTATCGACAACGACGGTTTCGATATCAGGTCGTGCCTCTAGTATCTTACCCAATCCAAACGGATCAACAGCACGTAGTTGTGCCATGATGATAGCAGGTGCCGCACCTGTTACATTCAGCGTGCTGATATCATCACGACTAGCTAGTGATAGATCACCACCTGGATCGAACAGGATGAACAGCTTGCGTCCAGGTGCAGTAGCAGCAAGCGTGGTTTTGCCACTACCACTGTTGCCCCAGATGAGCATGTTGAGTTGCATATCCTGCACAGATGGAGATGAGATAACAAATCCACCTGCTGCAATCAGTGGCGACTCTTCATCCATCAGCAATCTCCTGCATCAACCAACTCCTGTATAGATTTGTTATGCTCGATCAGCACAGCACAGATAATGATCAATGACTCACGTGTATCGTTATCCTCGATTATCTCAACCAGTTTGGTAAGGCTAAGCAATGCACGTTTGATTTGGATTTCATCCATTGTCTGCTCCTGTTTTGCTCGTGTCAATACCACAACATGTGGTGGTCAGATGGTGTCGGTTGATACCACCTGTAGATATTCATCACGTGCAGCCACAGCTTCAGCGAGTGTATGAAACTGTCCAAGATATATCCATCCCTTGTCTCGCCACACCGTGACCTTATACATGCCTGTGTTACGCAGTGTGATATTCCGTTCTCCTGTTTCACCAACCTGCCATGATCTATTCACCATGGACTGTGACTTATTCACATAGCGTAGATTGTCACGGCTGTTGTTCGTAACACATCTATTGATGTGATCGATCTCATCTCCTTCCCATATCGGATAACCAATGATCATGTGATGCAAGAACACACGTGGTCGTCGCCGATCAATGTCCACACTGAGTCGCGTATGTGGATAGCCATCATCGTTGATCGTCCATGTAAATTCTTCCAGCAACCATTGATCCTGTGCATCCACAATGATGTTACGTTCTGCTGCCAGAGCCAGTCTCCTTGCCTTACTGAATGGTTCTCCCATCATTCATTACCAATGCCATCAAGTATTGGTTTATCCAGAGGACTCCATTCCTCGTGGGTCATTTCATCTACGATCTTGTGTTGCTCTTCGTCGTCAGCATCGCAGAAGGGGATCATTGGGCATGGACGAAAGTATCTATTACAGGAGTGTGTGTACTTAGGCGCATCATAAGGGTTAAGCATGTAGTGTCGAGCAAGCTGAATAGTATGGACTAACCAGGATAACCAACGTGCGTAGTGATAGTCGTGACGGCGCACAACTTCTCTAACATAACCACCATAATCATAAGTCCTAGGTAAAGGGATAGCCAGACCAAGAATCTCAGCACTGTGCACCGGCTTCTGTATAAATGTTGAGGCAGCTATACAGTATCCTGTAATCTGATGACTCAATAAGAATGATTGTGCCCATGCATCACCAAGTCTGCTTGCGGTTTTATTATCGTGACAACACAACTCGTTGTTCGTGTTGTAATGGATGCCATCGATCCGACCCGTTAAGCGGAAGACAGTATCACCACTGATGTCTACCACAAGATCAAACGGTATCTCGATGCCGACATCCGAGCATGGATCATTCACATCACGCATCCACACAGGATGGTCCCATCTCCACCTGTTCACGTATGCATAGATGCATTCCTCCAAGTTGCTTAGCGTCCTGCGTTTGTCACGTGGATCATCGAAGAACCCACTCGTCTCCAACACTGCGAGTGCACCGACCTTAGCCACCTCAACATGATCACTACATGCATCGACTGACGTGTTGATATAATCCATACGCTCAGCACCAAACAATCGGTTGCCGTTATGATCCCATAACTTATCCTGGAACTCAGGCCGACCCACATACTGTTGCATCAGCGATACCATGCGGATGAACGAGAAGCATTCATGCATTGCACTGCCAGCCTCCAGTGCCATGGCTCTGCCCTCGGATGGCATAGACTTGTGCATCTGATACTTGAGTATGCCATACGTTGGACATGTGTTGATTGCACTCAGCTTGGTATGATCGTATGTCTCCAGTTGGTGGTCGTCAGCAGTAGCGAGACGAAAGCTAGCCTTGAGGTTCGTCATCCTTGGTGTTCCTCTCCAACGCATGTATCTTGTTCTGCAACGTGCTGCTGATATGCAGGAACCGATCTAGTTGATCAACTACATTAGCCATGACCTCGGCTGCATCACGCAAATTGCCACGCAATGCATTGATCTCTTCGATTGCTGCCTCAAGTGAGTGCACAACACCACGTTCGAAGCCTGCCTCGGCTATGTTCACGCGTACATCACGCGCTTTGATCGACATTGTTATCCTCCTGTGTGCTATGCACTGCGAAGTATCGTGGCTGCACGTGAGTAACCATTCCCTTTGCCTTCATCACGGTAAGCCTAGCCCTTGCTGTTCCCTTTGGCATATGTGCCACGTCAGATAGTTCACGCGCTGTCAGACCAGCTTTACCAGCAGCATCCAAGGCAAGCAGTGTCACCTGTTCAGCCTTGCTGCCTATCTTCCTGCCTCTA